CACTGCTGGCCCGCGCCGCTCCTGGAGGTAGATCCGCGAGCCGACGTCCCCGATCGCGTGATCGGCCAGGGTCACGAGCTTCACCGTGTTCCGCGCCCGCCGCATCAGCCGGAGGATCAGCGAGCTGGCGAAGCGCATGTTTTCGACGTCGCCGCCCAGGTCCTCGATCTCGAGGTCGACCCGCAGGTAGGGCACGCGGATGCGGAAGAAGGCGTGGCCCGCGGGGTCGTAGGGCTTCCCGCTCGGGCCGTTCGAGGTGTCGTGCGAGATGCCGGCAGCGAGGTTGTTGATGTCCGTCAGCGTGAAGGGCCCGCCGTCCGGGTGCGAGGTCATATCCCACGTCAGCGTCTTCAGCTTGTACAGCGTGGGGTTGGTGTTCATGTTCACGTTGTGGTCGTCGCCCGGCGGGCCGAGGATCTCGTAGGCGGCCGCGCCCGTGCCGTTGAGCCAAGTCCCATCGCGTTTCCGGAAGAGCAGCCCCGCTCGCGGGCCGAAGGCGTTTTCGGGCGGGAAGTACCAGTTGTTCGAGCCGGCCTGCGCATAGTCGAAGCCGGCCGTGATCGTCACGCGGGTGAAGCGCGCCAGCGTGGGCCCGGGCTCGAAGTCGAGCGCCCACGACGGGATCGCCACGTTGTGGAAGTAGACGTACTGCTGCGCGATCGGGCCCGTGTTCCAGATGTCCATCGGCGTCATCGAGGGGGTGCTCGAGCCCGGGTAGGGCGACGTCCCGGGCACGATGGCGCCGCTGCCGCCGTCGAGGGCGATGGCGTTCGCGAGGAGCTGGATCGTGCGCTTCATGGTGCCGCCGGGTTGAGCGGGGTGTCGCGCGTGAGCCGGCACTGCGACCAGATGTTCTCGACAGGCAGCACGTTCTTCCGGGGCAGCGCCGCAACGTCGTGCGCCTCGTAGGACGTGAGGAACTTCTGCTCGGCCGGGCTCCACATGAACGGCATCCGAAGGTGGCTGTAGACCTCGCGCCGGTCGCCCGGCTGGAGCGCCCCTCTCCCGCCCTCGTGGTGCCGCTCGATGTCGAACGCCGCGGCGGCGTCCGGGTCGACGTCGTCCGGGTCGAACACGTCGAGCGCGAGCGTTCCGAGGCGCGTCCAGCGGATCCGGCTCCAGAGGTAGACCTGCGGGAACGAGTCGATGACCTCGGCGAGCGGCTCGGGCTCCTGCTCTCCCCCGAAGCGGCGCGCGGACTCGATGAGGTGCAGCGCGAAGAAGGCAGACCCAGCGTCCCAGGTCGTCGCGTCGATGACCGCCACGTCGCCGCGGTAGCCGTTGAGCGGCGAGGTCCTGTAGCCGTACTCGTTGATAGCGACCCGCAGCTGGTCCGGCGCGCCCGTGAGCGAGTCGCCGGCGGTGAGGCCGTCCTCGTCGGGGCCCTCGCAGTCGAACGAGACGACGACGCCCTTCGAGGGCTGGAAGCCCGCCTGGACGACGATGATGGTCGCGCGCGTCGCGCCCTGGACGAGGTTCTCGACCGTCCAGCCGGTGTCGCCCTGCGGGTGCCCGTCGTAGTAGATCCGGCGCACGTCGACGAGCTGCCCGACGCTCGCGAGGTACCAATAGCCCTGGATCTCGTCGTAGCGGATGTTCATCGCCGCGACCATCCCGCGGGCGGTGACCTGCATCGCGTCGAAGACGCCGAGCAGGAGCTGCTTCGACGTCCCGAAGATCGAGGCCTCGTCCGCCGCTCCGGCCTCCGCCCGGAGGAACGTCTCGGCCGGGATCGGCGAGCGGAGCAGGGTGTCGTCCGTCTTCAGGATCAGCCGGGTGATCGGCCCGTCGCGCTCCCAATCGGCGACGAGGCCGCGGAAGAGCGGCGTCCAGTCGGCCGCCACGAGCTCGGGAAGCACCCAGTCCATCTCGGCGACGCTGCCGCGCGGGTCGTAGGTCTCGAGCATCTCGAGGAGGACGCCTTCGATGTCGATCACCCCGACCTTCGTCTCAACCGCCACGAGCTCGGGCGTCTCAATGCCGGAGCCGTACTCGATCGGCTCCCAGCCGCCGAGCTCGGTGACGAGGGTCGTCCCGCCGCCGTCGAGCTTGGCGAACTTCGCGGCGATGACGTCGCTACCGAGCGCCTGGCCCCGCGCCTCCCACGCGACGCGGAGCGCGGGGAAGGGCTGGGCCCCGCGCCGGCGCGCGTCGAGCATGGCAGGCGTCAGCAGCATCACGCCTTCCCGGCTTGGATCTGGGCGGAGAGGTGCTTGTCCTGCTCGCGCTGCGCGATCTGGAGCGTGCGCCGGCGGAGCGCGAGGCGACCCTCGGAGGACTGGTAAGGATCTTCCTTGATGTTCTGGGTGATCGATACCTGCGTGCCCCCCGGGCGGGCGCCGCCTCCCCTGTCGAGCGGGACGATGGCCTCCCAGCCGTGCAGCATCGCGAGCGTGCCGGAGCCGAAGTTGCCGATGCCGCCGTCCGCGAAGCTCTGAACGTCTTCGGGCAGCGGGATGTCGCTGCCGCCGGTGCTGGTGTGCTCGGTGTTGACATGGACGGTCGTGGTGACGTCGCGCGGAATCCCGGTGAGCGCCGCCACGAGATTCCGGATCTCATCGACGACGGCCGCCATCCCCTCCGTTAGCGACTGAGCGAACGTGATGCCGGCTTCCTCGGCAGTCGCGAAGGCCTTGCCGTTCTCATCGACGAGCTGCCCCGAGGCGAGGAGCTGGTCGATCATCGGGCGCATCGCTTCGGGGATCGCCTGGCCCGCCGAGCGTGACGTGTTCACGAACTCGAGCAGGTTCGGACCCATCTTCGCGATGACGGTCGCAACGTCGATGCCGGAGGCCGTGAGCAGGCTGAAGTCCTTTAGGAGTTGGCCGGCCTGAGCGTCGAGCTCCTGGCGCTGGAATGTCGGCCCGAGCTCCTCGATGCTGAAGCCGTAGCGGTCGGTCGCTTCCTTCAGCGCCTGGGTTGCCGCTTCCTGGTTCCCGAGGAGCCCCGTCACCTCGGAGACCGCGGCGTTGAACTCCTCGACCGTCTTCGCGTTGAAAATCTTCTTGACGAGGTCCTGGTTCGTCAGGCCCTGCAGCTTCTTCTGAAGCTCGACGAAACCGCCCTGCGCTTGGAGAAAGGCGTCACGGAGCCGGTTGACCTCCTGGATCTGCTTGTTGCCGCCGATGCCGAAGAGGCTTCCGAGCTTGCCGAGCCCCTTGCTGATGAGCGACCCCAACTGCGACCCGAGCAGAGAGCCCAGCCCCGGGATGATGGAGCCGAGCGCGCCGCCCAGGGTCTTGCCCAAGACGTCGCTGAGCTTCTTCGTGAGCTGGCCGGCGATGCCCTCCCCGATCGAACCGCCGAGATGCGCGCCGATCGACTTGCCGACGTCGCCGCCGCCCTGCAGCGCGCCGAGGATCACCTGGGGAAGCCCCTTCAGGCCGGACACCAGGCCCGCCTTCAGCGAGGCGCCCACGCCCAGTGTCGGAATCCGCGCGATCGCACGCTGCGCCTGCTCAGCGGAGGCGCCCGCGAGATCGAGGGCGTCGGCGATGTCCTCGGCCGGGACCTTCGCTGCAGCGAACGATGCGGCCATCGCGTCGAAGCTGCGCTGGGCTTGGACCCCAGTCTTGGCGACCCGTTCGACCAAGTTGACGACGCTATCCTCTCCGAGGTCTCCCAGATTGAAGGACGAGAGGTCGTCGACGTCGCCCCCACGGAGAACGCCCAACAGGCCCTTGTCCGAGATCTTGGCGCCCTGCTTCTCGAGCTGCTCCAACTGGCGACGCAGAGCGTCGAGGTCGGCCACGCCCTTGGAGCCGAGCACATGAAAGGCCCTGGCGAGCTCGTCCGCTCGCTTCTGGGCTGTGGCGCCAGAGAGCTCGTCGACCATGCCGCGGAAGGCCTCGGCCGATTTCTTCGCGGCAGCAGCGTGCTGCTCTTCGGCCTTCACGTCCTCCTTCGTCAGACCGAGCTTCTTCTCGAGCGCCGGGGTGAGGGATCCATCGTAGAACTTCGCGATGTCCTTGACCGAGGCGCCCTGCGCCTTCATGGAAGCGACTTGCTTCTCGAGGGCTTCGGCGTGCTTCGCCGCCATCGCCATCGAGAACTGGCTGATGCCCGCCTCCTGGCCGGCGCCGGCGTCGCGCGTGGACTCGCCAAAGAGCTTGTTCGCGGCGAGGAAGTCGAATAGCCCGCGCGTCGCGTTGTCCGCGGCCGTACGTACCGCTTGGAACCCGTTCAAAATGTTCCCAAGCCCCACTCCGATCGCAAGTCCGGCGCCGGCCACACCGATCGAGGCGGCGTTGAAGCCAACGGCGGCCTTCGTTAGATTGTTGAACCCAAGCTCCGCGACGTCGGCCACATCGTCGAGGGTGCGCAGCGCCTGCGTCGGGAGTCCGAAGGCAGCAGCCGAACGCGCGAGCGTCGTGCTGACGCGTCCGATGCTATCGGCGAGCCTGCCCGCGCGCCCTCGACTTTCGTCGAAGGCATTATTCATCCTTAGGGCTTCGGCATGGAGTCTGTCGATGTTGAGGCTCTTGATGCTCTTTCCAAGGCCGTCGACAGATGTCGCCGCGTCCTTAAAGCCCTTGGCGAAGGATGTCGAGCCCGCCTCGAGCTCGACGCGGAGGCGGCGGATGCTATCGGCCATCTAGATCACCGGCCTCTCGTGACGCTCCACCTTCAGGCCGGCTTGTGCCGCCCAGTCGAGGATCAGCACGCGCGTCTGTTCGGGTGTCTGGCGTTCGGTCGCGCCAGGGTCTTTCTGGAGCATCCGTTCAATGGAGCGAATCGCTGAGCGGAACTGCTTCGCCGGAAGCCTAGCTAGCTTCGCGGAGAGCGAGGCCCCCATGACGGCGACGCGGGCCCGCTGCTCCTGTTGCCACTGGCGACCCGCGATCTGAACCGCGATCTCCCTCAGCGTCGAGCGATGAAACTCGTCCGGGGAGATCCCGGCCCGGGCGGCTTCTACGAGGGCAGCGTCCCAGGAGAAGCGGCGACGGCTTTTCCCTTGGTGGGGCCTTGCGGAGCCTGAGACTTGTCAGGCAACGCCCACTGCAGGGTTTCCTCGATCACTTCATCCATTCGTTTGATCCCGAGCTCGGTGATCACCTCGCCCGCCTCTTCCTCCGTCGTCTCGGGCTGTTTGAACAGCATCGCCGCGCGCACGAGAGCACGCCGACGCCGCAGGCTCTTCCGGTTGTCGAGGGCCGTCAGGAATCCCTCGTCATCCGTCTCGAGCCCGTATTCCTTCTGCAGCTCGATCAGCTCGTTGATCCCGAGGCGGAAGACCACGATCCTCTTGGCGTCGCCCACGCCGAGCTCGACAGCGACCTCGCCCTTCAGTCGATTTGCCATGCTGTCCTCTAGACGGCCGTGATCGTGGACACCTTGAAGCTGACGTCGGCCGTGACGGCGCCGTTCGGGTCCGCGTTGCGCTTCAGGCCCTTGACGTAGGCGCGGAAGGTGATCGTCTCCATCGCGCCGGGCAGGATGAAGCGGTAGTACCTCAGCAGCCCGTCCTCCTTGTCGGAGCGCAGCGAGGCGTGGGAGGCGTAGACCGTGGGGTTCCAGTTGACGGAGATCGAGGCCTCGCCGGCGTCGATCATGCCGCGGATGAACTCCTTGATCTTGCCCGGGCTCTCGAAGTGGCTCACCTCGATGTCGTCGCCCTGTTCGTCGGGCGACTCGAACGCGATCACCTCCATCACGTTCGTGAAGGGGTCGGCCAGGAGCAGGCCCCCGCGTTGGATCTGCGTCCCGTGCCCGAGGACTGCCTGCGTTGCGTGTTCCGCCATGATTCCTTCTCCTTCTTCAGCTCGAGCGCAGGCCTAGCTCGAGGAGCCCATGATGATGATCGAGTAGGTCTGCGTGCCCGCTGACGGCGCCACCTGGATGACGTCCGCGGTCGAGTTCGTGACCGCCGTGCCTGTGGCGCTCGGGTCTGCGTAGACGAAGCACCCGCCGGGCTTGATCGACGTGGTGGTGGTCGCCACGCTCAAGAACAGGACGGAGGCGGCATCACCCCCGAGCACCACATTGCCCGTGTTCGCGGTCGAGGCGCAGACGACGAGGAGCTTCAGCTCGGCGATCGTGAACGTCGCACCGAATGCGGTCTGCAAAGCGCCAGCCGATACGTCCAGGTCCTCGGCCGCGGCCACCGCCCGCGTGTCGGTGAAGATGACGTCGGCCTGGTTCGCGCCGGTTCCGTTGCTGAAAGCGATCGCGTTGGCGTAGCTCAGTGGCGACTGGACGTTGGTCAGGTCCAGGGCGTTGTCGAAGCCGCCGGTGACCTGGATCCGCACCGTGGCGGCGAGGGTCGTCGCGGCGTCTCCCTGGATCGCGAGCGCGAGCACGAGGGCGCAGAAGGCCGCCACCGCGGCCAGCATCTTCTTCTTCATGATCCTCTCCTTCATTCCGGCTCCGATTGCGCTTTGCTCTGCGCGAAACTGATCTCGCTCGCGAGGTTCTTCACGAGCGCCTTGTCGGCGGCCTCCAGGAACACCGCGAACCGCTTCTCGAAGACGTGCGGAATCGACGGGCCATGCAGCTCGGTGACCGGCAGCCGCTTCGCCCCCGGGCGCCGCTTGAACACGCCCCGGTGCCCGCTGCGCATCGGGGCGATGAAGGCGTTGGGCACGCGGCCGCGGCCGCCCGGCAGCCGGTACGACACCCCCCTGCCCCGGCCACGCGACGGCTCGGGCCCCCGCGCCTGGAAGGCGATCAGCGGAATGCGCCTGCCAGCCACCTCCACGACCGCCTTGGGCCGCGACTTCGTCGCCTTCTCGATCCGGATCGCGTCTTTCACGGCCTGGCCTCCGAGCCCCGCATCCGCCCTGATCGCCTGCGCCATGGCGGCGCGGCCGCTGGTGGCTGCCCGGTTCACGGCCCGGGCGGCTACGATCGGGCCCTGGGCTCCGAGGGCCTCCAGGTCGCGCCGGAGCTCGCCGAGATCCCGGGCGAATTGCACGATGCTCACGCCTGCCCCCAGCGCGTTTCGAAGCGCGCGACGTACTCGACCGACGCCCCCACAAACTCGCTGCCCTGCTCGCGCCGGAGGGCGCGCGTCGGCCCGCGATCTAAGCCGGTCGGCATCGTCGCCGGGACGCCATCGAAGATCCCGAGCGACCTATCCGTGGCTCCGTCCTTCTCGATCTCCACCGCCGTGCGGATGTCGGCGATGACGGCCTCAACCAGCAGAAGCGGCGAGGCGAGTCCGACGTGCACGCAGGCCCAGATTTCGAACGGCACACGGGTGCGCACCGTTCCGCCCTGCATCTCGGGCGAGTCGTCGCCCACGAAGACCGCGAGCGCGGCGGGCTCGTCTTCCGGGCTGCCGAACCGGGGGGCCTCCCCCTGGAAAATCTGCGCGCCGGCGTTCGTGTTGTAGCCCTTCGCGGTCTGGATGTAGGCCAGGCGCGCGAGGAGGTCCTCGAGCGCGGCCATCCGCCGGCTGCGGGGAGGCTCGGTGCTCATGCGGGGATCACCACGGCGCGGTAGTGGTCAGCGCGGACCTCGTCGATCCCGTCCACCTTCCACGCCACAGGCGCCGACTGGAAGGGCTCGGTGACGGCGAGGAGCGTCCCACGCGGAACCTCGGGCACGTCGTCGCGCGGGATGGCCACGATGCGCTGGGCTTCGGTCCTGGTGAAGCTCGCGCCGACCGGGCTCTGCACGGAGAGCGGGGTGAGCCAGATGACGCGGGTGGTGACGGCGGGGGCACCTGGAGGCGTGACGGTCGCCGGGACGCCATGAGTGGCGAAGTTGACGTCCCGGACTAGCTCCCGCAGTGCCCCCAGGTCCACCTCACTATCGGAGCCGCCGCTCTAGGCGAGCGCCGCCCCCAGGTTGACGCCGGCCAGCTTGACGAGGCCGGTCGCACTCGGGTTCGCGGCCACCGCATAGGCCACACCCGCCCGGAAGTTGCCGGTGGTCACGGTGGTGAACCGCTTGTTCGTGTCGTCCCAGTTGACCTGCTGCCCCTCGGTCCACGCCTGCGCGCTGAGCTTGGCGTGCTCCACGACGCCGTTCGCGACTCCGGTGAACGGCAGGGTCTGGGCGGCGCTGATGTCCGGGATGACCAGGAGATCCCCGATCTTCACCCCGGTCCCCGCGACTACCCCGCCGGTGGGGGCAGTGAACGTGACCGCGTCTCCCGGCTGGCTGAAGGTCTTCATGATTCCTCTCTCTTCTTACTAGAGCCTCGCTTGAGCCCGCAGCCTTACGCGCCGTCGTTCCGGAAGATCCCGTGCCAGTCCGCAGCCTTGAAGGCCACGTCCAGCCGGCACTTGATCTGCAGGCCGTCCACGTCGAAGCCGAGCTGCTGATCAATCTGCGGACCGGGCTGCCCGTCGAGCGTCCCGTAGAGCAGCACCGGGCACTGCGCGACGTTCGTCGCGAGATACCAGGCCGTCGCGCTGGCCACGTCGAGGCGCGGCTCGCTGATGACCTGCAGCCGACCGGCGAAGGGGTTCACGGCGCTGGAGCCCGATGCCATGAGGTTCGTGCTCACAAACTGGTCGGCGATCGTCTCCTTGGCCGCGGGCACGAGCAGGAAGTTCGGGCTCAGATTCAAGATCGTCGCGGCGTCGATGTCCTTCATCTTGCGCAGCGCGGCGCGGCCGATCCCGATTGCGTCGATGGAGATGGCGGCCGCGGCGCCGGCGAGGTTGCCGTGCGTGGCGTGGAAGAGGACGACGCCGTCGCCCATCGCCGGGTTGCTGGTGATCTGAGCCCAGGCGAGGTCGCTCTCCTTGTTCCGAGCCGAACGACCGAACGATGCCGGCACCTCCGCGAAGGCGCCGGTGTCGTCGTTGATCAGCGCCTGGCGGGTGATCGCGAAGACGCGCCCGTAGGTCTTGAGCTGGATGGCCTCCTTGGCCTCGGCGATCGTTCCCCGCGTGAATTCGCCGTGCTCGAGGACCTCGAGCAGTGCGGGGGCGGTGCCCACCTGGAGCTGGTTGCTGGCCTTGAAGTCGGAGAGGGGCACAGCCTTCGCGAGCGGCAGCCAGGTCTGGGGTGCAGCCTCGTAGGCCGCACGCAACACCTTGTTCGCGACGTCCGCGAGCAGCAGCGGGAAGTCGGTGATCGTGTGCATCCCGACGCGCGTGGCCAGCCCGAGGACCGCTCCCGCGCGCTCCATCTTGGTCATCCCCATGATGCGCACGCCCTGGGCGCGGAGAAACACGTCCCCGATGTCCAGGAGGCCCATGCCGCGGTACTGGCGAGCCTCGGGATCCAGCTTGAACATGTCGGGTGCCAGGCGATGCAGCAGGGCACCTTCGATGGCCTTGCGCTTGTGCTCCATCGGATCGTCGCCGACGGTGATGCCGCTGGCGCCGGCGGGACTGGGGGCACCGTTCGGATCGGTGCGCTTGCGCAGCTCGTCGAAGACCCGACCCTGAGCGTCCACGAGCGGGGTGCCTTCCTTGATCAGCTTGTCCTCGAAGGACCGCGGGAGCCTGGCCGCGAGGCAGGCGTTCCGGATGCCCTCCACACGGACCCGCTCCGCCGTGACGCCGGCGTCGCGTTCGTTGGGCTCGGCCGGCTCGGCTGGCTTCGCCGGCTTCGCCGGAGCCAGAGGCGTATCCCCGGGATCCATGATGGTCTCGGACCGGTCTTCCATGAGCGTCTCCTTCGTCGTGGTCGCTGCTGCGACCGGAGTCTTCGCCGGCGCCGCAGCTGGCACCGGACCTGCCGCGCGGGCGACATATCCCGGCGGCACGATCTCGCACACGTTCGCTTCGTCGGATTTCCCGTCGCGCACCTTCGCGCCAGCGTCGGCCGGGATCGGAACCATCGAGATCTCGAACGGCTCCCAGTCGATCGCGCGGCGCACCGGGAGCGCGTTGCCCTTGCCCTCGGTCTCCTCGACCTTGTAGACCCTGTAGCCGACGGAGACGCTCCGGATCAGGCCGTCCCGGACGTCCTGCCAGATTTCCTCGACGGCCGCGCGCTTCGAGAACTGCACACGCGCGCGCGCTTCCTTCTTCATCAGGCTGACGCTGCCGGGAACGACGGCTCCGAGCTGATCCGAAACCGACCAGGCCCCGTGTGCGTCCAGAAGGGGCCCGCCGTCGTTCAGCCGCTCGAGGCGGACGTGCGCGGGCTCGAGTGACAGGGTCTCGATGTAGCGTTTCCCGGTCCAGAAGTCCATGCGCTCGACGGCGGCGCCGGTCGAGAACACGAGGTCGACCGTCCGGGTCTCCTCGTTGACACTCTCCAGCGCCGCCCGGATCGAAAGCGGGACCATCTGGACCGACCTGGGACCGACCTGTGGCTGTGCCGCCGGGACAGGACGCATCTCGACCTCCACGGTGCAGCGAAACGCCGCTGACACGAAAGCCCTAAAGGTTGGGGGGTACTCAGTTTCGGACCCTCTTCGGCACCCCCCATTTTTTGGGGGGTCAGCCGATGCGACACCAGAACCCGCCAGGGGTCGGCGTCCGCAGCCAGCCCTTCCGGTGGCAGGCCCGGAGGTGCTCGCGGACCGTCTTGTGGTTGAGCTGCAGGCATTCTGCGACGTAGGCAGTCGTGGGCGCCTTGCCTCTGAAGTCGATGTACTGCTGGATAATCCGCAGCACGCGTCGCTGCCCGTCCGCCAAGGGCTGGACGCTCAGCTCCTCCGCTCCCTCCCGGTCCTGGGTGTCCATGGCCCTAGTCCGCGAGCGCCCGCAGGGCCGCCTCGACGCCACCGCGGTAGGAGTGTGCCGAGTGGGGGTCCGGGTCTGGGGGGTAGATGCCCTGGAGCGCCGCGACCTGGTCGTGCACGTCGTGCCGCTCGACGTCGATCACCCCCAGCAGCGTCATCACCCCTCGCCGGAAGCAGGCCCTGCAGTAGGCTCCGGAATGGTCCGGTGGGGCCGCGCGCAGCGCGACGATGCGTGTGCGTAGCCTTTCCTCGGACCCGGGCTCGTCGGTCGCCTCGTCCGGCTCACGGGTCTCCAGCTCGATGCCGTTCTCCGGGTTCTCGAGGCTCTCAGGCGTCACGGCTCGCCCTCTCCTGCTCATGCCGCGTCCTCCTCGTCTGGGTCTGGGTCTGGTACGGCCTGCGGCCTAGATGGCGGTGTGCCACCCGCCGCCGCGGGCTCGGGTGCGGCTTCCGCGCCCTGCGTCCGTGGGTTGCCGGCCTGGGTAGTAGCCCGCGCGTCGCTGTCGAGCACGATGCCCAGCTTGTCGAGCCGCGCGTTGTCAGCGGCGTACTCGGCCAGGAACTCGTCGGGATCGTAGCCGCGCTCCCGGATCGCCTCGCTGAGCGTCAGGATGCCAGTCCGAATGTTCCGCTGGTAGGCGAGGCCCTCGTTCGAGGGGTCGATCATCGGCAGCGGCGGTGCCGTCCACCTGGCGACGGGCACCTCGCCGGCGCCCATGATCGCCGCCGCCTGCATCGCCCACGCCCAGACGGGGTCGCAGAGTTGCGGGATCAGCATCCGCCACCGCCAGTCTTCGACCCGCGCCCAGTGCCGCATCCGAGACATCCGTGCGGAGCTGAAGTTGACGTCGCTGTAGTCGCCGGTCAGGTCCTCATAGGACACGCCCAGCCCCGTCGCGATGGCGCGCAACGTCGTCCTCACGTAATCCGGGTACTCGCGGACCGATGGCGGCTGCACGACCTGGACCTCACGGCCCGGCGCTAGGTTCAGGATGCCGCCCGGCTCGAGAGAGTCGATCGTCGGCGACTCCGGATCGACGGTGCCGAGCGGAGCCGCGGTCCCATCGGTGTCGGTCGTGATCACTGAGAGGCACGCCGCGACCTTCTGCTTCATGAGCGTCGCGTCGTCGAAGTCGTCGAAGTCCTTGAACTTGAGCAGCACCGGCGCAAACCAAGACGCCCCGCGCATCTGGCTCGCGCGGTCCTGGCGATAGACGTGCAGCACGCTCTCCGCCGGCACCCGAACGGATGCCAACGAGCTCAGGGAGGCGGCGCCAGGATGTTCGCGGAACAGCCAGTAGGCCGCGCGCTTGCCGAGCGCGTCGAGCTCGATGCCGTTGATGATCCGGCCGCCTCCTGTGATCGACGTCCTCGACGTGTCGAGATAGTCAGGCTCGAGCACCTGGATCTGAAGCGGGATCGGTAGGTCGTCTTCGGGGCGTCGCAACCGGCGCCGGACCAGCGCCTCGCCGGACTCGACGACTGTGCGCATCACCAGGTGCTGGAGCCCGGCGAAGTCCTGCCGGCCATCGGCGTCACACGCCGTCGTCCCGGCCCAGGACTCCCACGCCTTCATGGCCCGCGTGTTCTTCGGTTTCGGCTTCGCGACGATGCCCCACCCGATGACGTGGTCACAGATAGTGGTCAGTGCGCTCTCGGCATGCCCGTTGTTGCGCACCAGGTCTCGCGCGGTAGCCCGGAGAATCGAGAGGGCCGGAAACATGGCGGCGTTCGCGTCGCTGATGCTCCTGTTGTGCCCTTGGGTGCGCCGACCGCTCGCGGCCGCCTCGTAGTGGCGGAGGATGACCTCGGCCGCGGCCCGCGCCCGGATGCGCTGAAGCCCAGCCTGCGGGTTGAAGTAGCCCACCGTGCGATCGATCCAGTTGGCCTTCGGCATGTCAGACTCCCTTGCTGAACGCGGCGTAGCGCGTCGACGATCCTCCGGCCGCGGCCGCGATCGACTGCTTCATCGTGGCCAGGAGCGCCAACATCTCCGCGAGGGAGTTAAACGTTACGCTCTGGTCAGCGAAGGTGATCGATCGCGCGCCGCGGCCGTCCGCGATCGCCCGCTCGAGTGCGTCTACGTCAGCTTGAGTCCAGGCCATCGAAGTAACTCCTGAAGGGCCGACCTACGCCTCGAACTTCTTCGTCTGGTTGCCACCGGCCGCTGGTTCCGGCGTCTGTACGGGCGGCGCCGGCTCGGGTGCCGGATACATCCGCAGCAAACCGCCCTCCCGCGCTTCGATCACATAGGCGGTGAGACGATCGCCCAGGGCGGCGTGCACCGTAAGCCTCTCGCCCACCTGAAGAACGAGCCCAGCGGGCACGGACGTTTTCGGCGTTCCGTCGGTTTCGTCGCCCTCTTTCCGCTTCGCCATTAACGGCCTCCTTTCATCCAGCCACCACCACGACGGTTGATCCACGGCGCCTTGGCCGGCTTCGGCGGCTGGGGCGGCGGGACCGGCTGCGGCCGTGCCATCCGATCCGCGAGGAGCGTGAGATCCACGCGAGCCAAGCGGAGCGCGGCAAGCGCCAGCACCGCGCAGTCGAGCATCTCGTTCCGGGCCCGGATCTGCTTCCAGATCTGGACCGCGATTCCCTTCGTGTACTTCGTCACCAGCCGCTCGCTGGTGAGCTGCGACGCCAGCTCGTCGTCCGCCCATTCCTCGGTCGGCAGGTGGATCCGACCAGGACCGCTGCCCGTGAGGATCGGAGCGTCCTTCTCGGTCGCCTCCTCGATGAGCGCGAGCCGCTCCTGCAGCAGGGACTTCGCCGCGTCGACGCCGATCGTGTAGAGATCCACGGGGCGGCCGCCCTTCCCCCAGGTGCGCGGGGAGGGAGATGAGACGATCGGACGCTGGCCGTCGCGCCCGATCGTTGCGTACACTCGGCGCAGCGCCGCCTGGCGGTGCTTCAGCACGTAGTCGTAGGCCTGGGTCGTGCGGTGGCCAGCGGTGTCCAGGCAGGTCGCCGCGATGCCGAGGCGGACTCCGGTGGCGTGGAGGTATTGCCGGGCGAGCAGCTGGTCGAGCTCGGCCCACGGCCCGGGCTGCGTGGTGTCTCCATCGAGCCGATGGCGGTCTACGAGCCAGGATTCCTCCCCTGGCCCCCATCCGACGACGAGCGCCTCGAGGCGGTCGTCCTGGGTGTCCACCCCCATCGTCAGGAAGCAGGCTCCGGCCGGCACCTGGGCCTCGTATGCCTCGACGCGGGACAGCAGCGCGTGAGGCTCCACCCCCTGCCCGCGCTCGGGCTCCACGGGCTCCCCGAGCGTCGTGTTCTGCCAGGTGTGCATCTCGGCCTTGTCGCCGGCCTTCTGAGCCTCCCGCGCGCGCAGGAAGGCGCCCACGATCTCCCGGAGCGAGCTGAAGGGGCTGTAGGCCTCCCAGATGTGGAACGACACGATGGAGCGGTCCTTCCGCTGCGGATTCTCCGGCCGCCACTCCCCGCGGCTCAGGATCGAGATCCGCTGCGCGTCGTCGATCGCGTAGTCGCACGCTGGGCAGTGGAGCCGCGCGGTGTCGGGGTCCCCGTCCTCCCACCGCACGTTGCGCCATTCGAAGGCGTGCATCTGCTGGCACTGCGGGCAGGGCACGTAAAAGCGCCTCTGGTCCCCGCGTTTGAACCAGGAGTCGATCGCGCCGTCCTTCACCGTCGGGGTCGACAGCAGCATGATCCGCCGGCGCCCCCGATAGGCGGCCGTGCGCTTCAGGGCGATCTGGATCGTGGAGCCCTCCCCGGGCAGCTCCGCCGGGTATCGGTCGACCTCGTCAAGAATCAGGACCCTGATCGACCTGGCCGCGAGGGAGGCGGCTGAATTCGCCCCCCCGATGGACAGGCTGCCGCCCCGGAACGTCTTCGCGAGGATCGTGTTGCTCGAGTCCTTTGCCCGCCTCTTCGAGACGCTCTCGCGCAGCCGGGGGCTGGCTGCGATCACGGGGTCCAGCCGATTCTTCGCGAAGTCTCGAGCCATCGGGTCGACCGTGGGCTCCACGATCAGGATCGGGCATGGGTCGTGCCCGATGTGATAGGCCACCACCGCGACGGCGATCGATGTCTTCCCGAACTGCGAGGACCCCCGCACCGCGACGTACTCCACCCCGGGCTCGTGCAGCGCGTCCAGTATGCCCCGCTGGTAGGGCGCGAACTCCGTCTGCCAGTGCGTGCCGGCCAGGGGTCCAGTCGTCACCACCAGCTCCCGGTCGCAGAACTCCGAAACCCTGAGAAGCGGCGGCGGTGCCCACCCGGACCTGACCCGAGCGAGGACCGTGTCGACCGCGGGGGCGCAGGCACTCAAGCGGCCCCCTCCTTGGGCAAGGCCCCTGCGAGCTGCCGCAGGACGTCATAGACCGCCGCTTGAACCGTCTTCTCCACGCCGGCCAGGCCATCCAGTGTCGACGCGCGGTAGATCCGGTCAGAGTACGTCGTGGGCAGCGCGAGCAGCTTCGCCCGGACCGCCGCCACCTCCGCCGCCCAGGCCCGCTCGACGTCGGCCGCGGGCAGCAGCGTCTTGTGCCGGATCTCGTGGGTCTGCCGCGCGAGCTCGGCCTGCCAGTGATCGCGCGCGGCCTTCTCCTGGATCGGATCGAGCGGACCATCCGGCGCCCGGGCCTCTTCCTCGCGCGCCGCCAGCCAGGCGCGCACGTCGCGCTCCGAGTACAGGATCGGGCTGCCGGTGCGTCCCCGCCGCGCCACAGGGCAGCCCGCGGCCGTCCAGTCGCTGATCGTCTGCGGGTGCTTGCCGAGCCGCTTGGCGAGCTCTGCGCGCTTCAGCAGCCCGCGGCGTTTCCTGGCGGTGGTCATAAGGCGTAAGCCCTAATGGCTCCTGTTGCCTGCGGGGTTTTCGCGCCCGTTTGACCCGCGATCGGGCGATCCGGTGGAAGGACCCAAGCCGCCCCGGCCTCGATCGCAGTACGCGCAGCGCACGTTCAGCGCCAAGCGTCGATGTCCCACGTTGCGGTCTGGGCTGTCGTACAGATGACCCCGATCGCCGACCAGCCACCACCGACGCCCCCTGATCTCTGGTCCCAGTCCACGGCGATCGATGCGCCTGGAGCAAGAGTAGGATCGGCCGTCGTGGCTACTCCGTCGCCCAGGTCGAAGTGGCAGGTGTTCGCGCTGGCGCTGCGTGATCGAATCAGGACGTGTTTCGCCTGGAACGTCGCGCTGTCTCCTCCACTGTGGTTATTGGTGAAGGGGATGTTCGTGTTCGTCTGGCTGACAGAAATGCCCGTTGCGCCCGAGCTGTAACTTAGTGTCATGGCCCACGCGCTGACTGCGAGGGCGAGGATCGCCACCAGCAACAGCGCCCGGATCGTTCGCTTCTTCATGGTCTGCCTCCCCTTCTAGCTGATCGTGATTGCGCCGGTGCCGATGCCACTGCGGTGGATGATGAACTGACCGACGATCGTGGGGGTCGTCAGCGAGGAATCGCTGTTGACCTGGATGTTCACGGCGTTCGCGGGCGACGTGTCGCACGTGGCCGTGAAGGTGATCGTCCCGGCGCTGACGGCCGAGGTCTCGCCCGCCTCGGTGATCGTGGAGCACGTTTCAGTCGCGCTCTTATTCACGATCGAGACGTAGAACGTCCCGGTGATGCCCTGGTAGTCCGGCGTCCCATTGACCGCCGTGACCGAGTAGTGCACCTGGAGGTTCGTCACCTCGGCGTTCGCGATCGCTATCTGGAAAATCGTGGTCGCCGTCGCGTCGGTGAGGGTTCGGTCGCCCGTGACGACCGTGCGTGCGACACCCCCCTTCGATGTGACGAGGGCATCGTTCGCCGTCGTGTTGTAAGAAAATCCGGTGCTACCGCTCGAGTTGAAGCGATAGGACGGCAGCGCCGCCGTCCCGTCAGGAGCGGCGAAGGTGCCCGAGCCCGTCACGGTGATCGACGCGCTGTTGGCGGTGCTCATGCCCGACACGCCGAAGGAGTATGTCTGCGTGCCGTTATTCGCGATGTCGAGCGTGTTCGCACCGCTGCGGTAGATGCCCGTGCCCGAGCCGTCAGCGTCGGCGGTGAACTGCACGCTTGGAGACGCTGCCGTGCCATTCCCGATTGTCAGGATGCCGTCTCCGGCGCCCCCGTTCGCGATCTTCAGCGATCCAGAGATCGGACCCCTCGCGATGCTGGCGTCTGTCGCCGAGCAGTCGGCGCCTGTACAGAACCCGACGTGGTTGCCATTGGGCATCCTGATACCTTCGGCGGCCATGAAGGCTCGAGCCGTGCCGCCGTGGGCGAATCCGAGGAGCGACTGACCCGTCTCCCAGAACATCCCGGTTCCGGGCGAAGCGGTGAAGCTGTAAGACGGCGCGGCAGCCGTGCCGCTGGGCGCGAGGAGCGGGAAGGCTGCGGCCGAGACCGAGACTGGCGGGATGTACCGGATGAAGCTCTCGCCCACGGACTGGGCGAGAGCGCCGGCGGGCGCGAAGAGCGCCAACAGCAGCACAAGGGTGAGGGCGCCTCTCTTCATCGGACTTTCCTCCTGAAACTCGCCGCGTCGTGCGTGGCGGGTACCGTCTTGCCCGGGACCGTCTCGACGTAGCTGGGCGGGAGATTGAGGTCGTGGCGGAGCTTGTCGAAGTGCTCGTTCGTGTGCTTTATCAGCGCGAGCTTGATAGTCCTTACCTCAGCAATGTGCATCCGCACCTCGCTGATCATGGCCAGGGCCCTGACCCCGATATCCCGGTCGCGCGACAGACGATTGAGCTTCACTCCCTGTTTCTGCTGCTCGCGCTTCATGGCGCGCTGCTCGCGGCGAAGGTCGCGCATCCCATGTCTGAGAGCAGCGATCGAGCGCGCGAGCGCCGACGGCGTCGGGGGATGGCGGCGCCGTGTCGAGTCGTTCATTCATCGCCTCCGGCCTTCCCACCTGGTGCGCGCTCGTCCTCGGGGGGCTCGGCTGCTTTCCGCCCATCGCCGTTCGGTGGCTTCGGCGGCGGCGCCTCGGCGACTTGCCATCGCTTCGTCTGCCGGAACTCGCGCAGCGTTCGCACATATTCGGCGTGCGCCTCGCGCTCCTGTTCGGTCACCTCGTGATCGAGGTCGGCCTCGAGCTCGGGGAAGCCCCGCGCGCGCCAGGTGCGCTTTCGGGATTCGCGGAGACGGACGCGCAGCTCGTCGTACTGGTCGCGCGGGGAGAGGCCTTCCGCGCCGCGGCTGAGCCACTTGTGCCGGGCCGGGCCCTCGAGCCAGCGATAGACGTCGCCGGCGTGGCCGACCATGTACTCGCTCTCGAAGCGCGCCCTGTCGTGCATCAGGGTCATGCCCTCGGCCAGGGCCTCTAGGAGCTCGGCGCGCTTTTCCAGGCGCTTCCACCAGCCGCGGGCCAGGCGCGCTCCCCAGCCCGCGATGGGCACCAGGGCGAGGCCTCCCCACTCGCGGACCAGGGACCACGCATCGAATGTCGCGATCGTCGCCGGGTCGGGGAGCAGCAGGAACAGTGGCAGCGGTGGGCTCCTACTTGGCCGGTGCGGCGGCCGTCTCCTTCGGGCTGCGGAGGTAGAGGCCGAGGCCAGCGGCGGCGCCGACCGTAACGATGGACCAGCCCTCGGCGAGCACCGCGGGGCACACCGTGGTGAGCCTCGATGCTGCTGCCGTGCCGAGGCACGTTCCGGCGAACAGCAGCGTCGCCTTCAGCCCGCGCCCCTTCGACGGCGCCTGCACGAAGAGCGCAATGCCTGCGACGATCGCGCCGCCCGCGAGGGGCCAGAGGTTCTCGATCAGCCCCGGGCACGTCGACCGGACCTGTGAGACGACGCCTGCGACGACGAACGTGCCAAGGCCGTAGAGCGACGAGATGAGCTTGCCCTTCATGCTTGCCTCCTTGAGGCGATCGGCCGCTCGTGAAAGCTGCAGCCCCGCCTTGATCTTCGTGAGCACTCCCACGCCCGCTACACCTTCACCGTGACTTCGGCTCCGGTCGCGAGGCGGGACGCCTTGATCGCGGCCTTGACCTTGCCGTGCCCCTGCTTTCGGAACAGCCCGTAGAGCTCGCTCCACGTCGGCGCCGCGTGCTGCACGACCGCCGCGCCCATGGCCGCGTTCCATATGCGGATCAGGGGCGGGGGCGGCGGCTCGAGGACGATCGGCTTGACGGCGTCGTCAGGCAGGCTCTTGAGGAAGCTGATGCGGCCGCCCACGGACCAGCCCCAGCCGCCCGCCGGCGGGCGTGAGAGCGTGCCGAGCGCCTCCATGTTGAACGGCCCGCGGAGGACCAGGCCGGCGCCGAAGCCGGTCGACTTCGTCATCTGCACCGTCAGCGCGCCGTGCTGGCCCGGCTTCAGAGTCGCGGTCGCGCGGTCGAGGGCGGCGCTGGCGCCTGCCACATCGAACGGCACCGTCACGGTGCCCGCGCTCAACGTCGCGCCGGGCCCGTAGTAGGGAGGCGGGAGCGGGGTGCTCATCGGGCGCGCGCCAGGGCCGGGGCCAGGACGCCAGCGAGCCAGAGGAGGTAGCCGACGATGCACACCCGCTCAAGAGTGCTGCGCCCGAGCCACCACAGCCCGCCGCGATAGCGGAGCCGGCGCATCAGAAGTACTCGGAGCAGACGCGCAGCGGATCGCCCACTGGATGCGCCGAGCACATCCGACACCGCCCCGTGCCGTTCGCGATCATCGATGGCGCCGAGATCCCGTCGCGCGTCTCGTTGAGCGGCCGGCAGTCGGCCCCGTCCTTCCCCTCACGCACGAAGCCGCCGCCGAGGAGGTACCGCTCGCGATCCGGACGCTTGGGGTCGCCGTCCTTGCCGAGCGGGCAATCGAGGCGCGGCGGGTTGTCGAAGCCGACTGCGACGCAGAAGTCAGGGTTGCGCTCCTGGATCGGAGTGAAGTCGCGCGCCCACCCGATGCCCTTCGGGTAGTCGGCGGAGTTGAAGTGCCACGCCGGCTTGCCGATCAGGTTCGAGTCCCATCCGGGAGGCAGCGTCTCGGGCGTCCAGACGATGCGCGGGCAGGGCGGGGCGTTGCAGCCTCCGGCCGGGGGCGCAGGCGGGGGCGCAGGCGGGGCCGGCGTCGGCGTTGGCGGCGCCGGTGGTGCCGGAGGCGCGGGCGTCGGGCCGGCCGGAGGCGGGGCGGCGACCGGGAGGTAGGCCTCTCTCGCGCCCTGAGGCGATAGCAGCAGCGTGACCGGGCCTTCCTTCAGGCCGACTGCCACGTGGTAGCTCTCGCGTGCGGCCGATCGCGACGTCGAGACGGCGATCTCGTCGGTGCCGTACTCGGCGTCGGAGACGCCCGGGTTGTGCTGGCCCGCGCAGAGGCCCGCCTTGCGCAGCTCGTTGATGATCGTGCGCTGCACCTTGAAGCGGGTCTCGTTCACGACGCAGCGGCCACCGTCGCAGCCATACGCGCGCAGGATCGCGGCGTTTACGGCGTCGCCCAGGCTGGTCTGCACGCCGAGCTGCGCGCCCACGGGCCCGTCGCAGTCCGTCTCGGTTGGCGCGGGCGCTGGCGGGGAGATCGGGCGAGGGCACTGCTCCGGGCCGACGCGGTTCTCTACCACGACCACGTTTCCAGCCGCGTCGTAGATCGCGCAGGCGAAGAGCCAGGGGTAGCCTGGTGGCATATTCCAGCAAGAATGCGACTGGCCAGGCCCGCACTGCGGCTGCGGGTCGGCCTGCGCGGGCGGCGCGGCGGGACCCGACGGCGGGGGCTGGGGGAACCGCGCGACCGCGCAACTCGCCGCCAGCAGGAACAGCACGACGGCCACAGTGGCCAGGGCGACGCCGACAATCACCCAGTCGAGAGTCTGCCGGCCGAAAAGGCGAGGCTTCATCAGCAATACCTCCGGATCATCGAGTGCCGTGCCGGTAGCCCCCGAGCTCGGGGATGTTGCGGACGGCCATCACGGTCTCGCCATCACCGACCATGTGGACGCCGGCCGCCTCGGCTGCTTCCGCGCTCTGGTAGACCTCGCCGCTGCGGTAGACCATCACGCCCGCCTCGTCGAAGAGAGCGAAGCGCCAGCCGCGGCCGTACCGCGGGGCCCCGTAGCTGCGCGCTCCCACCTCACGCCGCCGCCCCGTCGAGCATCCACAGCAGCGTCCCGGGCGCCGCGCCGAGGTACCAGACGCTCTCGACGTGGCGGCGCACTGCCAGGCCGGGCTGAACCGTGCCGCCGGCGCGACGCCACAGCAGGAACTCGGCCGCCGCTTGCTGCCGCTCGCCCCGCTTCACGTGCACGAAGAGCGTCGACTCCTGGAGGCGCTTGGGCCCGAGGTTGAAAGCGAAGGACGTCAGGGCCTCGCGCTCGTGCTCGAGCAGCCCGAGGCCGGACGTCATCGTGGCGACCTCGCTCGCGTGCTTCGCCCAGTCGTTCAGCAGCAGGATCTCGGCGTCGCGCTTCGTGAGCTCGCGGCCGACGTAGTGGTCCCGCTCGTTCGGCAGGATCAGGTGCCCGTAGCCCACGGTGCCGTGGCCGGCGACGTCGAGGTAGGGCTTCGCGCGGAAGCCTTCGAAGAACTTCAGCAGCGCGAGCGCGATGTCGGACACAGGCCCTAGGACCCTCCCGCCAGGTGGCGGCTCATCAGGTCCCCGGGCTTATCAATCGCTTGGCGGGGCGCCCCCCGGGTTGTCCGACCCCGGGCTGGAAGGGCGTGCGGTTCTACGTCTTACGTCCCGCCTATAGTACCCGATCTGTCAACACGCACTATCTCTCGGGGGCTCAGGCCCTCCATCCCCTGGATCCGGAGCCGCAGCCCACCCTGGACATGGGTGAGCTTGAGCGACAGCCCGCTCGGCTGCTTCCGGAGCACGAGCTCGATGCAGGCCTCGAGATCCTCAGCCAGGTCCATGTCGCGGAGCAGAAGCCCGAGGCCGGTGAGGCTCATGGCAGCCATCCCTTTGCCTTCGAGACCTTGCGCAGCACGTCGTCGATCAGGCGGACGCCGCGGCCGTTGCGGACCATGCCGGGCGAGATGCGCAGCACCGTCCACCCGAGCGCCTGGGCGGCCGCGTACTTCTCGGCGTCCCTCTCGAATCCGGCGATCCGCTGGTGGCGGCCGCCGTCGTGCGTGATGCCCTCCACCTCGGCCAGCACCATGAATTCTGGCCAGGCGAAGTCGGCGGACCATTTCCGCTCCGGGTGGAAGCGGTGCTGGCGCTTAGGGTGCGGCAGCTTCATCGCGTGGATCTGCTGCGCGAGCCGCGCCTCGAGCGACTCGCGGCGGGCCTTGGCCGCTTCCTTGGCCCACAGCTCTCCCGGCGACAGCTCACGAGCCATCAGTTTCCCTGGCACTGCGCGCAGTGGTGCGCCCCCAGCCACGAGGGGCTCTCGTCCGGGTCCTCACGCACGTCGATCAGGAGCTGGCCGAAGAGGGCGTCCCGCGCCACGTCAGCGGCGCTGCTGTGCTTCGGGCACCAGGCCTCGTGGATGATCATGCGGAAGGCTTCCGCGGGCGTAGCGAGCCGCGTCGTCACCGTCAACCCTCCTGGCCTGGGTCCCTGGCGGCATCGCGGTCGCCGGGCGGCAGCTGGCGATCTGACTGTGGGATCGCGGCCGCGCAGACGCGCTCGAGCCAGGCGATGATGTCCTCGCCCTCTTGGCGCGGCGAGGCCACCAGGGCCTCGTAGTAGCGCGCCAGGTCGCCGCTCACCGTTCGACTCCCGCCTCGAGCAGGCGGTCTATCCGCGCACGGTGGTCCTCGAGCGACTCCCCCGCCTGTCGCGGGTGCTCCTCGCAGAGCCGGCGCCGGCGATCGATCCGCGATGGGCGGTAGAACGACACCCCTCCCCCCGCACCCCTCTCCCCAGCAGATGCAGAAGAAGAAGCAGAAGCAGAACTGTCCGGACCTTGTCCGGACAGTCGTTCCGGTTCGCCTTTCCGACGACGACGCTCTACCCGACCGGCCGTCTCGGCCTCTCGGATGCCCTGCTCGCGGTATTTCCTGTAGTTGATGAGCCGGAAGCCCCCGTCGACGCGGGTGATGCGCCGGCCCTCCTCCATCAGGGTACGACTGTGAGGGTCCGGGGACGCCAGCTCCTCGAGCGCCCGCCCAACGTCAGAAAGCGACAGCCGGCACACCGCCCCTAGGTATGTGGGCGACACGCGGGCAACGCCATCCGACCGGCAGGCTGCCAGGAGAGCGATCCAGACCTTGAACGTGACGGGCGGAGCCGCCATCACGCTCGACTGCAAGATCCCAGCGTCGAGCTTGGTGAAACCGTTCACGCTCGTGCCACCGCCTTACCCTCCGCACCCGGAGAGGTGCTCCTCGGCCGTCAGGCACGCGCACGCCACGCCGGCGAAGCGAAGCCGCGGCTGCTTTGGCGACCTCGCGATGTACCGGTGGAAATGCCGCTGACGAGCCGGCTGGACCTGGCGCGGCGCGTCGTCGTCGTAGGCCTCGCGGCGCGTGGCGAGCGCCTCGAGCTCGAGGCCCAGGATCTGCGTGTCGAAGTACTCCTCGAATGCCATTCAGATCACCCTTCGGAAGGAGATGGCCCAGACCCAGGGATTGCTGGACCAGGGCGCGCGCTTCCCGTTGATCGAGTCCCAGAACGCCCGGAAGCCTTCGCGCGACGTCTCGACGCCCCGCCCGTCCTCGTAGCTCCGCACGGGCACTCCCTCAGCGCGCGCGTCGTCCTCGGTGATCTCCTGAAGCCGCTGGACGCGGACCGCCGTCACCTCGAGCGTGATACGCGAGGCCCAGCGCGGCATATAGATCGACGGGGACCAATGGCCGTGCGGGCCGTCATTCGAGCAGTCGTCTCGCTCGCACGACAGCTCGGGATCGGGATCGGTGGCTCGATAGTGGGGCTGCCACCACACACGCCCGGCCAGGTCTCCTGTGTCCTCCCACTTGATCGGGCGACCGTCAGAGAAGGGCGGCGGATACACCTCGGGGCCATCGATGTTGAAGTTCGATTCGAGCTGGAACGTCTCGCGGACCCAGAGGCACTCGCCTGGCGGGCCCTGTGGACAGCGCACGCGCTGCGCTGCGCCGTCCTTGCAGGGAAGGTGTAGGTACTCCCACCCGCTGGCACTGAAGCCTCGGTCCGGGAAGACGGCCTCTGGCAGCACTCCGCTGCAGTCTGTCGCGCATCGGTGGGAGACGCGCCTGCCCGACAGGTCGACGACGCGCCTGGTCTGTGTCTTCTTGCCCAAGAGGATCGCGCGCACCATCGGTGCCGAGAACAGGATCGGCCGCTCGGTCACGCGGGAAACTCCCGGACGCGGAGGTCGTCAGGCCACTCGGCCGGGTCGCCACCCTTGGGGTCTTTGAGCCGCACCCGTACGCGATCACCCTGGAAGCGGATGACGTCACCGTCGACATCCTCGTGGTGGGTGTCCATCGGCCAGGAGCTCTCCGTGTCGCCCTCGAACCCGGCGTCGTTCCGGTCGCGCACGTTCGCGCCCATCTGTTTCATGAAGGACGCGACGCCGGCGGCGTTGCACTGCCGGATCGTGGAGCGCGCCCACTCGACGTCGAATGGCCGCGCGCCGGGCCCGCTCTCACCGCCGACAATCACCCAGTCGAGAGTCTGCCAACCGACGTGCTTATAAGCGGCACGCGCGAGCTCCTGCAGCGCGGCCCGACGCTCCGGGTTCGTCACGTCGCCATGCGCGACGACCGAAGGGCAGACGCGCGCGAAGTCCACCGGGCCAATGGCGGGTTCGTAGCTGACGAAACGCTTGGCCGCGGGCGTCTGGAGCAGCAGAGGGATGCGCTCGTCGGCCGTCGCCTGGTCCTCGACGCTCACGCCGAGCCAGACGTGCGGCAGCGGCCACAGGGCGCAGGCTGCGTTCGCGACGCGCGCCCAGCGGAAGTAGTCGAGCATCCGCCCCGGTCGCTTCGTGAGGACCTGGAAGGTGTGCTGCGGTGCCCGCGCCATCGCCGCGAAGACTTCGTTGATGTGGGCGTTCGTGAGCGCCTCGTGAAACAGGTCGGACATGCTGTTGACGAAGACGCGGCGCGGTTTGCGCCAGTGGAGCGGGTCGTCGAGCTTCGACGGCACCAGCTTCACGACCCCCGTCCAGCGAGGGCTAGCCGCAGTCGAGCGCGCGTAGGGCTTGCCCCATGGAAAGCGCACGGCCTGGCGCTCGGCGTAGCAGTTTCGGCAGCCCTCAGAGACGCGCGAGCAGCCGCGCACGGGGTTCCAGGTGGCGTCGGTCCACTGAATCGAGGTTGCGGTCACGGGAACACCGGTGAGGCCTTGGCGTGGCAGAGCGACTCGGCGATGGCGATGAGCTTCACGACCTTGTCGCAGTCGCCGTCGAAGTAGCGGTAGCGGCCGCCGAGCTCGACGATCGTCGAGCACCTGCCGGTGCTGAAGACGATCCGGTGCCCACGCGGGCAGAACCGCGGAACCGTGGGCTCGGGAGCGTTCGGCTCTTCCACGCCCTGGCCCTACCGCTTCTTCGCCGTCTTGGCGCGGCCGGCCGCGGCGGGCTTCTTCTCGCCCTTCGTCGAGGCGTAGCCCTCCTGGATCACCCTCCGCGTCTGCCGGTCCACCACCAGCCACCGATCCACCTCGCGGCGATCACGCGGGCAGACGAACGTCTCGCCGCGCGGCATCACCTCGACCCGGTGGTCAGGGCAGATGCGCACGTACCGCTCGAGTGGCTGGGTGCTCATGGCTGCTCCCTTCATGCGCGCCTGGGCGGGCATCAGCTCGCCCTCCCGAAGAGCTCGCGGGTCGAGAAGAACCCGCGGAGGTCGGGATTGCGCTCCATCACTCGCCGAGCCAGGAGCGAGCGGCGATCGTTGTTGATCTTGAAGCCGCGATCGCCCGCGACGCTGACGCTGGCGTCATACCGGATCGCTTCCACCAGAGCGGCGATGCCGTAGTGCGAGCAGCCGCGCTCCTGCAGGAGCCGCGCGCGGCGCACCACCTCGGCCTCGACCTGCCTACCTGCCGGCGTTTGGATCCAGTCCTCGAACTCCGCCTCGACGCGGGACAGGAACAGCAGGCCTTGCTCGGGGCGTGCGCTCACCCGCTACTCCTGCGCCGGCAGCGCCGCGAGATCCGAGACAGCGCCGAGATCCTCGACCGCCGGCGCCGGCACGTTCGCGAGCACCAAGCGCCAGTACTTCTCGCTCGGCCGATCGGCCTTCAGGTTCCAGGCCGACAGCTCCTGGCGCACGAGCCGGCCGCTCAGGTTGAGCCGGTAGCCCACGACGACGCGCGACGCGGCGCGGCCGCGCAGCTCGAGGACGCGCACGCGGCGCCAGTAGTGCCGGCAGTAGGCCCAGGCTTCCGCGCCGACCTTGATCTCCGGCTTCGGGCCGCGCGGCAGGCGAGCTGGGCTCACTTCCGCACCACCGTGACGGCTTGGACCTCGCCCTCGTCGAAGCCCATGCGGAAGAACGTGGCGGCGTCTGTGGCCTCGGCGAGGGTGCGGTACTCGGCCGGCTCGTCGCTCACGTCCTTGCAGATGAAAGCCTCGCGCCCGTCGGCGTAGGTGACGCGCACGCGGTAGCGCCCCATCAGCGGCCGCCGAACTCGCCGAACACCAGCACGGTGACGAACAGGACGACCGAGAGCAGGATGGCTACGCCGAGTATCAGGCGGTCGAAGGTCTCGGCCTTCACCGCAGCGCGCTCCATGCGCGGAGCACCAGCACGACGATGCCGGTGCAGATCGCCAGGCCCACGAGCTCGAGCAGGAGGCCGTAGACGAGGGCGGCGAGCAGGCCGCCGGGCTTCTCCGACTGCTCAGTTACTTCGGCGCGAGTCAGGACGCGGGCCTTCACTGTTCGCGCTCCGGGCTCGGCTTGCCCTGCCGGCGAGCAGCGATGCGCTGCCCCACTTCGTTCGCGATCTCGGCCGCGAGTTCCGCTGCGTGCGAATCAGGCCCGCGGTGCTCTTTCACTCGCAGCAGCACGCGCCGCTCGCGGGCCGCATTCACCGCCTCGAGAGCGCGCGCGAAGGCCTCCTCGGCGCGGAGGCTGCCGATCCCCTCGAGCTCGATCCCGGAGTGGAAGAGGAACTTCTCGAGCCCCACCGGCACATCACCTGGATGCACGCCCTCGATCGCCCGGCCCGTCGAGGTGGCGTAGCGGGCCCCGCGGCGCGCAGCCTCCGCGAGCACCTGCAGCGCGCGCAGCACGCCCACCGTCACCGCCTGGCTCAGGTCCCGTGTCGCCATGAAGGTCTGCTGGGCGATCGCCTGCGCAGCCTCCATCGCCTCCGGGTTCACTACCACCGGCTCGGCCGTCCGGTCCGGACGACGCCGGTCGATGACGTCGGGCTCAAGAATGCGCGCGGCTTGGCTCATGAGGCGGCCTCCTTCTTGTCGTTGGTGCGAGCGGCCCATCCGAGCTCGTTCTTCGCGGTGGGCAGCGCCAGTTCAAGTCCGTTCTGGTAGGCATCGCGGATGCCGGTGGTGAGGAGTTGAGCGTCGTCCTTCACCCAGCCTTGACGCGAGGCGAAGCCGAGCGTCAAGGCGTCCCTGGCGGCCCTGGCGTCCCAGGCGTCCCTGGCGGCCCAGGCGTCCCAGGCGGCCCTGGCGTCCCAGGCGGCCCTGGCGTCCCTGGCGGCCCTGGCGTCCCAGGCGTCCCTGGCGGCCCTGGCGTCCCAGGCGTCCCAGGCGTCCCAGGCGTCCCTGGCGTCCCTGGCGTCCCTGGCGTCCCAGGCGGCCCTGGCGTCCCTGGCGGCCCAGGCGG